ATGACGACATTACTAGTTTTGAAATAGACTGTCCAGCAATTTATTCATATCAGGTTCCAAAGGTATTGGCTAAAAGAAGGTGGGTATTTGGACAGGGCGTTGAATACCCAGAAAATATTAACGCAGCCTACGCAGGAACTTCTGTTTATGTAGATTATCCATTCTCAAACTATTCAAACAACTATAACTATCCAGACTTAGGTAGATGGAACCAGGGGATTGTAGAAAACCTATCTACAAATGCCAATATCCTATCTATGCCAGACTATGAACTGCCAACGCTAGTATTTGAAGACGGAACATCCTACGATTCCTGGATTTCAGAAAACAATGACCTGCAAACAGACGAACCATATTTTATTAGAATTCAGCCAGACGCAGAGGAAAGTCCAGAAGGGTATATGTACTTTGAAAAACTTAATGTTCTTACCCAACCAGTAAAAGCATTCTTTGGAGTATTTCAAGAGTACACAACTGCAACAGATCAAACACTATTTTATATCGAAGACGAATTAACAAATAACTACTTTGAGATTAAGATAGATGGTTTAGAAATACATTACAATTTGAAGTATGGAAACTCACTGCAAACATTAGCAACAATACCAAGACCGTCAGTTGGAGAGCAGTTTGTTGTGGGCATTGACATAGACAGTTTCTCATCTACCTTTGGTGGAAACGCTTCGTCTTTCTTTAATAGAATAAATTCTCTTAGCCTTTATGTTGGTGGTCGAAAGACATTTGAAAATACTACAAAAGCAAACATACTAAAGGTTGGTTTCCTAAATCAAAGAAATCTTGCAAAGGTTAAAACTGCATTTTTGGACAATGGGGTTACATATCCAACATTTATAGACGGAGGAACACCAGCAGCAACTGGAACTACAACAGTAAATGGTGGCACACCAACAACAACAACATGGCAGAACTTCTACGATGGTGGAGGCGTTTATGAAGAACTGTTCTATCACATAGCAAGTTATACCCTAATCCCAAAGATGTACCTAGACGAGTTTTCTCTAGACATTGCCATTGACGCATACTGGGAAGACTATGTTCCGCTAAAGTATTTTGCTAGGTATGTAGACGACTCTTCAAACAACAAGGTCTACGCACTTGACTTTGTTCAGTTTAACATGCTATATCCCAAACTAGAACTATTTACTCAGGGGATTTACGACACAACAAACTCTATCGTAAAGTCTTATATATCATTCCAGTACCTTGCAACTGGTGCAAATTATCCAGAGTCATTGTTTACTGAAAAGATTCCACTGTCAAGCACTAACGTTGTAGACCCAGGATCGTCCTGGCAATACAAGAAATATGAAGTTCTTAATGACACAGTTATATACCCACCGACAGGCGTAAACTTTGAAAACTTGGCAATCGTTGTTCACCTTGAAGTTGTCGTCAATGGAATGAACACATATCCACTATCAATTAAGACCTTACAGTTTGCATCGCAATCATTGAACCACACAAAGCCAACTGCTATTGGAACAAGGTTTGGAAAAGAAATCTATCAATACACAAAGAGTGGTCTATCTACTAACTACAAGGCAAAGAACCCATATATCATTTACAAGAATTCTTCCCCATACCTATTCCTTACAAAAAACAGCGGTATTCAGCCAACAGGCACATTTAACAACATGGTCAGTCGTGGAATAACAATACCAGTAAACACATCGCTGACTACAGACTTCACTATAATTGCTGCACAGTTGTCAATAAGGTCTAATGCAGAGTCATTTAGTACAGAGCCAGTCCAAATATTTGAGATTCAGGGTAAGACCAAGTTTACACAATTCTACATGGTTGCAACAGACAGTTCTGGCAAACGTGCAAAGATCTACGCCATTGACGCATCAACTGGTAGACAAGATCCAAATATATCGTTTTATCTAAATGGAAAATTTGTACAGAATCCAGTAATAGGCCTTAAAGACTGGTCTGTTCTAGGCATAGCCTGTGCAGAACCAATGTCCTTTAACTCATACGTTGGTGCAGTTAGACTAACAGGACCGCTTGTCTTTAATAATATATCTTATTACGAAAAAACAGATGTTCAACAGATTACTCTGCAGGTCGGTAGGCCATGGTCAGAAGTTCTTCAACCAGTAACGTCTCCAGTAGATTGGACCTATTGGGATGAATCAACATGGAGAGAAGTTTTAAATATTAGATCGGTCACTGAATTTGACGTAGATCCAGGAAGCATCTATAAGGCGTACACTGGAACAAACAAGGTTATAGCAGAAGATGACAAAGTTCTGTCGTTCCTCACGTATGAATATCTTGCATATAAAGATGTTTCTTGGCAAACTCAAACCATCAAACCTGTATAATATGGTATACTATTGGTTATGAATACTGAAAAATTTACCGTGCCTGGTCAGATTGGCCAAACAAAAGTTCAGGTTTTGGACAAACAATATGACTGGGGTATCTATATCTGGAAAAAGGCTAACGGCAAGCCATTTACAGATGGTCAAGGTAACGTATTAAACGTACCGTCTCATAGGGGTGACCAAATTCAGATTCAAAAGTTAGTAAACGAAGCCAAGGCTCTAGGTCAGGGAGACGGATCGTATGAGTTCTATCCAGGAATGGGTAGAGTATCTGACGAAGAATACTCGGAGCAGGTAGACAGAATGAAACAGGGACTTATCCCAAACCTTAACGATCTTGGTGCAGTTCAGGCAGCCAAGGACACTATCGCTATGTATGGAAGTGATGATTAATGTCAGAAGAATATGAGTACAGAACTCCATATATCCGTGATATCGGAATGCCAGAGTTTCAAGAAGAAGTCAATGTTTTTAAGTCACATGACCCATTTGCAAAGTCATGGGACGACCTTAAGGGCTTTGCTGGTATCGAAAAGAACTTTAAGCGTAGAACAGACAGAATTGAAAAACTTAACAACGACCCAGTTGTAGAATCAACTCTACAATACAACAATGTTGACGTAGTATCTAGAGGGTATCAAGACAGTGCACTAGCAAACCAAACAGGCATTAATGGTGCACAGTCAAAAGAAATCAACCCTGGAAAAGTATACAGAAACGGCTACGGACTTTTTGACGTAATCACTCCACCATGGAACCTATACGAACTATCAAACTACTACGACACCTCGTTTGCCAACCACGCAGCCATTGACGCTAAGGTTGCAAACATTGTTGGCCTTGGATATGAGTTCCACCCAACAGACAGAACCCTCATGGCCCTAGAGGCATCAGACAACCCAACCGCAGTTGAGAAGGCACGTAAGCGTATCGAACGTGCCAAGGTAGAGGTTGGAGAATGGTTTGAATCACTAAACTCAGACGAATCTATGACATCTATCTTTATGAAGGTCTGGACAGACTACGAGTCTACAGGAAACGGATACCTTGAAATTGGTAGAACGATTACTGGAGAGATTGGTTACGTAGGACACATTCCTGCGACAACTATGCGTGTACGCAGACTGCGTGATGGATACATTCAGATCATTGGAAACAAGGTTGTTTACTTCCGTAACTTTGGAGCAAAGAACGTTAACCCAATTACCAACGATCCAAGACCAAACGAAATTATTCACCTAAAGCAGTATTCACCACTAAACTCATTCTATGGCGTTCCAGACATCTTGTCTGCTGTTGGTGCCCTGCAGGGAGACGCACTCGCATCACAGTATAACATTGACTACTTTACCAACAAGGGTGTTCCTCGCTATATTGTTACCCTAAAGGGTGCCAAACTTTCTGAAGAGGCTGAAGACAAGATGTTTAGATTCTTGCAGACAAGCCTAAAGGGATCGAACCACAGAACACTATACATTCCATTGCCAGGTGACACTGACACAAACAAGGTAGAGTTTAAGATGGAGCCAGTAGAAACTGGCACACAAGAGGCATCATTTAACGAATACCGCATTCGCAATCGTGATGACATTCTAGTGGCACACCAGGTTCCACTGTCTAAGATTGGTGGTGGCGACTCTGCTGCTATTGCTGCTGCACTTGCACAGGACCGCACCTTCAAAGAGCAGGTAGCCAGACCATCTCAGAGAAATTTTGAGAAGGTTCTTAATAAGGTTATTAACGAAAAGACAGACATTATCTATCTGAAGTTTAACGAACTTACACTCACTGATGAAATTGCACAGTCCCAAATTCTTGAACGTTATGTTCGTAACCAGATTATGGTTCCTAACGAGGCCAGGAATGTACTTGGCCTCCCACAGGTAGAAGGCGGAGACGAGCCTCTAGAACTAAATCCTAGACAGGCAGCAGACGCTTCATCAAACACTAGGCAGAATAGGGCAAGAGATTCTGAACGATCAAATAATTCTTCGGACAGTCCTGCAACAATTTCTGGAAGAAATCCGCAAGGGGAGGGTAGAGCCACAACCTAACATGTTATAATAAAGTAACAAAGTTTAAAAAGGGCTCTATAATTATACTAGTATGACTATTTCAAAGGTACACTGGAACACCGAAGGCGACAACGTTCGACTTTCGATGCCGTTCAGTAAAGTAGATAAAGAACGAAGAATCGTTTCTGGTTTTGCAACGCTTGATAACGTTGACCGCCAGTCTGACATTGTCACGTCTGAAGCCTCTATGAAGGCATTCTCAAAGTTCCGTGGCAACATCCGTGAAATGCACCAGCCAATCGCTGTTGGCAAAATGGTAGCGTTCAAAGAAGACAAATACTTTGACCCTGAAACAAAGAAGTTTTATAGTGGAGTATATGTATCTGCATATGTTTCAAAGGGTGCACAGGACACCTGGGAGAAGGTACTAGATGGTACCCTTTCAGGTTTTTCAATTGGTGGCAAGATGAACAACTGGGATGACGCATATGATGAGAAGATGGATTCTCAAATTCGTGTTATTAAAGACTACGATCTTTTTGAACTTTCACTAGTAGATACTCCAGCAAACCAGTTCGCAAACATCCTATCAGTTCAAAAGGTTGATGGAGTTCAAACACTCAATGGCGAGTCTGTTGACGTAGAGATTGAAAATGTATTCTGGGATCCAGAATCAGGTGTCGTAATGATGTCTGAAAATGAAGTTGAGAATAGCCCAACATCTGGACAGCCAATGCAAAACATAGGTTTCGTTGAGAAAAACGATAACGAAAAAACAGATATGATAAAGTTCTTAGTTGATAGTGCTAAAGGCATTAGTACATCTAAGATAAACAAGGAGGTAAGTCCTATGACTGACACAACAAATGAAGTAGTTGAAGTGGTTGCTGAAGAAGCAGTTGTCGAAGAAACTACAGTTGAAGAATCACAGGTCGCTCCAGAGGCAGAAACAAGCGAAGAAGTAACTGAAGATGCAGACGTTGAAAAGTCTGTAGAGACAACTGTTGTTCCATTGGTAGAGGCTATGCAGCCTACAGAAGATGGCGACACCAGAATGTCGGAAGAAGAAGTTGTTGAGCCTGTTGCTAAGTCAGACGAGGTTCTTGAGACTGCAGTTGCAGACATCAAGGATACCGTTACAAAAGCCTTTAGCGACCTAACTGCAGTAGTTCAGGCACAAGCCGAACAAATTGCAGAACTACACAAGTCAA